TTTTACTGCCGTAGAAGGAGGATATCCTAATGCACTTAATGGGTCGACGGCCGCAATTACAAACGACTCAACTGAATTTTTTATAGATTTAGGAAAATCGGCTGGATATGCAACCATGGAAGTATCCGAACCCAGTCTAGTTTCTAATCTTTTAGGTACAACAATAACTTCTTTAACTATAGTCTTGCGAAATGCTTTTGGTCCAACGAATGGGTCGACAGTATCTTCACAACTATGGCATCCTACGACTAGTGAATATACAGACGCTCTAGTTTTTGAACCTCCAACTACCAATAATGGGGAGTTAGGAGTAATCCCTAACGAATTCCCACTTTGGGCCAAATCTTGGACACCCGATGATGTATTTAATACTAAGATTTTGTTAAATAACCCACAAGAACAATCTGGAGGAATTGCCCTTAGAAGTACATTTATATATTTAATGGTAGGTTATGACGAGAGGCCTGGTAGGGTGAGATTGGACCAAGGCCGAGTATATTTTAAGAGCGGAAAAATAGAATTATAACTAAAAATTCTATATTTATATTATATGATAAAACTAATAGATATATTAAATGAGGGCGTATACGACCCAGGAATTTTTAAGGCTGTATTTATGGCTGGGGGTCCTGGTTCTGGAAAAGGCTACGCTGCAAAAACACTATTGGGCATGCCAGAGACAATGCCATTTGTATCTGCCAATGGCTTAAAGGGAGTTAATTCTGATTCTGCTTATGAAGCATATTTAAAAAATCATGGAATGAGTGCTGACATGACTAAGATGTCGCCAGAAGAATTTACAAAGTCTCAAGAGCTAAGAACAAAGGCAAAAAGAGTGGTGGCTAAAAAAATGATAAGTTTTGTAAATGCAAAACTAGGATTACTTATAGATGGTACAGCAAAAGATTATGGTAAGATAGCAAACCTAGTTAAAAAACTAAAAGAACAAGGATATGATTGCTATATGGTATTTGTTAACACTGATCTTGAAGTAGCTTTAGCAAACAATATGACAAGACCAAGAAAGGTTCCTGTTGATATAGTAAAGAATGCTTGGCAAGAAGTACAAGGCAATCTTGGTAAATTCCAAAGATTATTTGGTGCAAACCAAATGTTAGTTGTTGATAATTCAAAGAAAGAAGAATTTTCAAAAAATGTAAAAAAGGCTGCAAGTGAATTTATAAAAAGACCTATAAAAAATCATATTGCTAAAAAGTGGATAAAAACAGAGTTAGAGTTGAGAAAAACAAAATGAGTTTAGGAAATTATTTAGCTGAGCAAATTCTTATCGAAGATACAAATATAACTAAAGTTATAGCAATATATCCTGGTAGATTTCAACCTATGGGTAAACACCATGCACAAGTATACAAACAGCTTAGTTCTAAATTTGATGAAGTATGGGTAGCAACTAGTGGTAAGGTTCAAATTCCAAAATCTCCATTTTCCTTCGCAGAAAAGAAAAAAATAATTAAATCTCATGGCATTTCAAAGGTAATGCAGGTAAAAAGCCCATATAAAGCTGAAGAAATTTTAAAAAAATATGATCCTAAAACAACAGCAGCAGTATTTATAGTTGGCAAAAAAGATGCAGGTAGACTTAAGGGAAAATTCTTTCAAGACTGGAAAGGCAAGGCTGAAATTGGATATAAAGACGGTGCATATTTAATACATGCTCCACATATATCATTAAAGGTTAGTGGTTATGGTGAAATGAGTGGAACAACAATTAGAAAAGCCCTCGGCGACACCTCAATAGATACTAAAGAAAAAACAAAATTATTTAAGGGTATATTTGGCCACACTAAAAACTATGATTTGATAGTTAATAAGTTAGAAAAATTAAATGAAATAATACGAGAATTTTGTAAATCTACAAAATTTAATAATATACTTTCAGAAATATCCAACGCGCAACCAGGTTCGAACGACGCCGATGATGGTCCAAGATATTTTTATGGTACACAAAAAGCATATAAAACAGATAATAAAAATCTAGCAGAAAAAATGGGAATGGCGGTTATAGATTATATATCTGGCCAAGAAGAATTTTTTCAACACCAAACTAAGTTTCCAGACGGTCCTACAGGAGCTGTTTCATATTTTCCTACTGGCGTACCAGGAACCTTAGCTGGAACAAACTATTTAGCAGACAAAATAGGTAGAGATGCATATGATAGATGGAGTCGTTGGTCAAAATATATTGCTCAATCTGCTGGATACGAGTTTATAGATTATCTAGGAGCAGGCACAACTATTAAATCAACAAAAAATGAACCAAAAAAACAAGACGCCGATATACTATCAATACAGAAAGTTCTTAAAAAACAAAAAAAATCAAATAAAAAGATAAATGTTTCTAAGATACCAAAATTAAAGGTGAATAAAGGTGAAACAAATGAATCTATGGCTGACTGGCTAACAAACCAGATACTATTAGTAGAAGGTGGAGCCTACGGCCACATGTCACATCCATTTGACGATAAAGGTTTAACATTTGGAGACTTTAAAAATATAATTGATTTAGGCCTTAGAGGAAATTTAGACCTAGAAAAAGCTGCAACTGAAAAAACAGACGGACAAAACTTATTTATTACTTGGAACAAAGAATTAAAAGCTGCAAGAAATACTGGAGATATAAAAAGAGGTGGAGTTAGTTCTCAAGCAATTGCAAAAAAGTTTGCTGGTAGAGGTAATATAGAAAAAGCCTTTAATTATGCTATGAATGACCTATCTAAAGCAATTGGAAGTATAAACGATAAACAACGTGAAAAAATATTTGATGGTGGAAATAACTGGGTAAATATGGAAATTATGTATCCAGCATCTTCAAATGTAATTACTTATGATGCACCACACCTACAATTTCACAATGTGTTGCAATACAAGGATGGTAAGGCTATTGGGTCAGTCAGTGACGGTGCTAGAATCTTGGCCGGAATGATAAAACAAGTTGATGCAAATGTACAAAAGAATTTTAGTGTTATTGGGCCAAAAATACTAACAATAAATCCTCACCAAGATTACTCAGCTAAAAAACCATATTTTAACGGAAAACTAAATAAGTTAATGAAAAAATTTAGTATGAAAGACTCTTCTACATTTGCTGAATATCACCAAGCATATTGGGAAGATTTTGTAGTTAAAAAAGTAGGTAGTGTTGATAATACAATTAAAATTGGATTGGTTAAACGTTGGGCCTTTTTTGACAAATCATTTAGATTAAATAAAAAAACAATAGCAGACGAAAAAGTATTAGACATTGTAATAAAAATAGATAAGCAAAAACACGAAGCCCAGGTAAAGAAAAATATGCTACCATTTGAAAAACTATTTTTTGAACTAGGTGCAGAAGTTCTTAAAAACGCAGAAGGCTTCTTGGCAGCAAATCCTGACAAAGCGGTTCAAAATGTAAGAAAACAGGTTGCAAAAGCTATTAGTGATGTTAGAAAAGGTGGAGACCTTAAAAAATTAAATAAATTAACTCAACAATTAAATAAAATAAATTCTATTGGTGGATTTAAAACAATAGTACCATCAGAAGGAATTGTGTTCATATATAAAGGAAATACATACAAATTAACAGGGGCATTTGCACCAGTAAATCAAATTACTGGTATGATGACATTTTAAAGGAGAAAAGGTTATGAAAAAATATATTCCAGAAGAAAAAGTTCAACGGATGAGAAACTTAGCAACCAAAAACTTTGGTGCTAAAACAAAAATACAAATAGGATACGGTAAAAATACTGGAGAATATAAAGAAGGTGATGTTTGGGAAGAAAATAAAAAAACTTGGACAATTAAAAATGGTATTACTCAAAATATAACAAAATTAGATTCTGCTCGTAAGTCGTATTTAATGCCATTGGTTTGCCCTAAGTGTACTAAAAAGGTAATGAAGGGTCAACTTGATAAAATGTTTTGGAATCTATATAGTGAATGTTCAAAGTGTAGATTAAGTTATGAAACAAGTTTATTGATGAAGTCTGAACAAACCGAAAACAACACCGAGTATGTTGATTATGTAAACAATATAAAGAAAAATAACATCAAATCCTGGGTAAAACAAATGCATGTTGTTGCTAAAGATTTTATATCTAAAACAAATAGAGAAGGATATATAACTGAATCTGGAAAAATAGAGAGTTGGTCAAAGCAAGATAAAACTGAAATAACCAAAACAATGACAGAAAATATTAAACAAATAGAAGCAGACATAACTAAAAAGTTTAAAAACATAAATAAAGAGTAAACTACTGATATTTATTATCAGATTTTAATATATTCGAGAAAACTATGACAAAACCTACAAATGAACAATTACACAGCGATATAAAGTTGGTAAAACAAGATGTTGAATATATGAGAGCAAATCAAGCAAGAATGCAGGAAGATCTTTCTATGATTAAAAAAACTTTACTAGGACCAGACAATGGAACTATAGCTAGGGTAAATAAAAACACAGAATTTAGAAAATCTACAGGTAGAGTATTATGGTCTGTTTGGATTGCTTTAATTGGTATAATTGGAAAAATAATATTTTGGGATTAAAAAATGAATGTATCAAAAATAATAACTGAAGAACTAGTTGACCTAGTACTTGAAAGCATTACTAAAAATTTTACTCGTGCAATTGAAACATATAAAAAAATTCAACTAAACCAGCAAGACTTAAGAAAGGCATTTGTTGGTGAAAAAGATCCTAAGAAAAAAGAAAAGTTAAAACAAGCATTAATAAAAATGCACGCAAAGGTTGTAAAGGCTGAAAAAGATTTTAATAAAGCCCTACAGACAGAACCAATTGAAGACGAATTAACTGAAAAAAGTAAAGGCCTTTGGGCAAATATACATGCTAAAAGAAAACGTGGTGGAAAACCAGCACATAAAAATTCTAAAGCACACAAAGATGCTGTTAAAGCTGCTAAAAAAATAAACAAAGAAGGATTAAATGAAGATGTATGGAAAAGCTTTTTAGGTGATGACAAAACATTTAAGCTACAAATGGCAACTAATACAGAAAATAGAAAATCTGTAAAGGCTAGAAAAACTGATAAAGTTTGGGACGATGGAGTACCAGTATTAAAATATATAGCCAGAGCACCTAAAAAAGATTCACCTTTACCAAAGGGTAAATTTAAAATTATAGAAGACAATAAGTATGGTTGGTGGTATTATCAAGTTGGCAAAACCTGGTACGGGATACAACAAAAAGATTATGGTACCCCACCATTTGAGTATTAAAAAATAAAGGAGAAAAGTTATGAGCATATTAACAAACCTATTTTCAGGTGGAGCAGCAGACCTAGTAAAGGGTGTAGGCGGAGTTATAGACAACTTACACACCTCTAAAGAAGAAAAGCTAGCAGCAGAACAAAAAATACAACAGCTAGTATCTGATTACGAAACTAAAATGGAAGCAAATATTACAGACCGCTGGAAAGCAGATATGAATTCTGATTCTTGGCTATCTAAAAATGTAAGGCCATTAGTACTTATATTTTTAGTTGTATGTACTGTACTAATGATATTCATAGATGCAGGATCAATAAATTTTGTGGTTGAAGAAAAATGGACAGACCTATTACAATTGGTCCTTATTACAGTAATAGGTGCTTACTTCGGTGGAAGATCTTTCGAAAAAAGAATAAAGAAGTAGTACTAAAATCGTTTTAAAAATATATTTATATATATGAAGAAGACGAAGTCTCTAAAAAATATAATAGCAGAAGAATATACCAAATGTGCAGCAGATCCGGTATATTTTATGAAAAAATATTGCCAAATCCAACACCCTACTAGGGGAAGAATACCCTTTGACCTTTACCAGTTTCAAGAAAGAACACTGGAACAATTTCAACACAACGATTATAATATCATTTTAAAATCTAGACAACTAGGTATATCAACAATATCTGCAGGATATTCTCTATGGTTAATGTTATTTCAACAAGATAAAAATGTTCTTGTAATTGCAACAAAACAAGATGTAGCAAAAAATCTTGTCACTAAGGTTAGAGAAATGCATATGTATCTACCAAGTTGGTTAAAGGGTACAACTGTAGAAGATAATAAACTTTCATTAAGATTTAGAAATGGATCACAGGTAAAGGCAGTTTCTAGTTCAGGAGATGCAGGTAGATCTGAAGCCTTATCACTACTTATAATTGATGAGGCCGCATTTATTGATAATATAGATGAAATATGGGCCTCATCCCAGCAAACCCTAGCAACTGGTGGTAAGTGTATTGCTTTATCAACTCCAAATGGTGTTGGTAATTGGTTTCATAAGTCATGGGTAAAGGCAGAAGAAGGAACAAATAATTTTAAAACAATTCGACTCCATTGGTCTGTACACCCTGAAAGAAACAAAGATTGGAGAGCAGAACAAGACGAATTACTAGGTCCTAAAATGGCAGCACAGGAATGTGATTGTGATTTTGTTTCGTCTGGTCACAATGTTGTGGATCCTTCAATAACAGAATGGTACGCAAATACCCATGTTCAAGACCCAATAGAAACTAGAGGTTTTGATGGTAATTATTGGATTTGGGAATCTTGCAACTACAATAAAGATTATATGGTAGTAGCGGATGTTGCTAGAGGTGATGGAAGTGACTTTTCAACATTCCAAGTCATAGATACAGAAACAGTAACCCAGGTAGCAGAATATAGAGGGCAATTAACGCCTAAAGATTTT